CGCCTGGCCGAATACCTATGGGGCGCGACGACGTTGTACGAAGCAATCTTAAACGAAGCCGACGAGAGCGACGAAGAAGACCAGGGCGAGAAGTGGCCGACGATGCGCCGGTGCGACCCGGTAATGTACGACGAGTTCACGGGCAAAGACCTAAGCGGCGAAGAGTGCGTGCTTTGCTGCTCGGAAGATTGCGAAGTTGGCATGCTCGAGTGTGGCCACGTGTTCGGGAAATCGTGCCTTATGCGCTGGCTCAATGGCCTTGACGCCCAAGACCTGCCCAGGACGTGCCCCATGTGCCGCCGGATGCCGTACAACGCCGAGGCCTTCGCGTGCCACGGGTGCGGCATGAACGGCTTCGAGGTCCAGCTAAACACACTTGGCGGGCCTTGTAGGTGCGACGCCGTGTATTGCTACAACTGCGCGCCGTCGCGTGAATATGAATGCGACTCGTGCCGTATGTGTTACCAGTAAGTAAAGCCGAAGCCGTTTTTTTTTGAACGATGGGCAGGGGCCCAGGGCCCCCCGGTCGCGGAAAGCCAGCGAGAAAAAAATCGGATGCAAGGGGGTAACCCAAGCAAAAAGACGATGTCCCGCCGCCTCGCCATCGAAGCCGCCGAGAACGCCAAGAAGTGGAACGACGCGGCGCCCCCCGGCCTCACCGCCGCGCCCGGGACCCTCGCGGCCCTCGCGGTGACGACGGACCGGTGCCCGCTCCAGCGTGTGCGCGTTGCGTGTTACGTCCTCGGATGTGGCCACCAGGTAAGCCGCGACGCCGCCCATGAGATGCTCGAAGACACGGCCCACGCCAACCGCCCGGCTGTCAAGTGCCCGACGTGCAACGTATCAACCAAGATCTGCACCCAGTGCATAGCGTGCGACGGATGGCGCCCGTTCACGTGGGGATGCAAGGGATGCCATGCCCCTCACTGCGCAACGTGCATCGCGTCGAATGATTGCGAAGTTTGCGCCGAGCCGTTCGCGTAGACCCGCCCAAGAATCCCATTTTTTTTTCTCAGCCCCAAGGAAAAGGACCAAAAAACCGCCCACTGCACGGCGTCAATCGAATGCCTCGCCCGACTCGTGACACGGAACCAGACAGCGAAATTTTTGAGCGAATGCGACGGGAAGCGCTCGAAGCCAAGGCACGGAAAGCCCGCGAGAAGTACGCCCACGACGAGGCGCACCGCGCGGAGAAGCAGACGGCGGCGCGTCAACGGTACCGCGAAGCACACCCAGACCACAAACCACACAGGCCGCGCATTTCGGCCCAAATCGCCGGCTCGATGGCTGGCGCTACTCTAATGGCGAGCCCGTTCATCGCTGTAGCTGCCGCCGTGGCGTATTTATCGGGGTAAAATAATTATTTGATCCGTGTAAATTATTTTTTTTGCGGGATCCCTCCAGAAAAAAAATCTAACCCCCCTTAAAAAAAGCAGATACCCAAAAAGTAAAATGGCAAACCGCGCCCCCAACGCTCAGTCGGTCAACAAGATCGCGAAGGAGGACACACTACTCCGTATAAGGAACGCGAAGGACGACGTTATCGCGATCATCAACCGCCGTCTCCAGCGAGCCAATTTTGCCCCTGTCACTCCTGACGGCGCGCTGACGGAGGCCCGTCGTCTCGGGTACCAGATAATCGTGACGGCTACATTCAACCGAGAATCAGACAACTTCGTGCTCGACGCGCTCGTGACACGTGAACAAGACATCGCCGGGTTCTTCGGTCGTGGGACGAGCAAGAACCTTACTGTGACCATTCAGATCGTCAGACCGCAGAGAGAGATCATTAACCGTGAGTACCAGGGAAATTATTCGGTCGAGGACATGTACGTCGATCTGTCTAATCGCGTACGCGAACTTCGCCGTGAGATCATCGACAAGATAAACGAGGGACGCGATGAGCCTCTTGGTGACGATGCCGCGATCGCGCTCGCTGCGCAGCTTGGTTACGGTATCAGCATCGATGTAGTGTACTTAAACTCAGGATTTGGGTCTACTATAGACGCGCTTACGAAAACTTTAGGTGAGATGTTTCTCGAGTTTGTGTACAATCACCAACAGGACTCGGTTCAATCGCTCGACGTCAATATCATCGAGCCAACAGGTGGTGAGCGTGCAGTCCAGAACTTCCAAGAAGGAATTTCAAACTGTCTCCTCGAGCCGATCATCAAGATGTTCAAGGAAAAGCTTGCTGCAGCAAAAACACGCGACCAGCGCAACCGGTTCTCGTCGAAGGTCAATACCGCAATCGAATTCGAGAAGAAGTACAGACTGCACGGTGTGCCTGAGTCGCACATTCAGAAGATTGCCGACGAATTAGGAATCAACATCTTCATAGATGCTCCGATCCAGGGAGACTTCATCCGTGTGTCATGCACGGGACGCAAGTACGGAGACATGCACTTCCTCAATACCCGCATCGACCACGTAGACAAGGTTAACGAAGTCACGCTAAAGAACACTGTGTTCGTGACGAGAGAAGAGCTCGACCTCAAAGTAGCGGAACTCAGGAAGTTCTCGCAGTATTTCGAATACCAGCGCCATGATAGCGTGATCACGTATGTCCGCACACTCGACGGGACGTTCCGTGTACGAGGAGACCACTCAGACTTCGTGCATGAGCAAGAACGCAAGTACGGCCTAAGTGAAGGAGTGCTGTGTGACGTGAGAGACGAGGCACTCAGCGAGTTCATCCGGTCTGGTGTCAGATTCAACACACATGTAGACTTCGCCGATACGACTCCATTTGCGCGTATCTCAGACGATGGGATATCGGAAGGCCGCCGTGACTACAAGGAAATCGATATGGAAAAGGCGTACAAGAACTACACGAGAAGCAGGTTCTATACAGGCATCGTAGTAAAGATCACCGATTTCCGCCAGACCGACCGTATCGAGGGAGAAGGCTACTACCTGATCACCGACGTAGTCCTAAAAGGCAAGTTCAAGGAAATCGATGCTAAGCTCGGGTACATCTACATGGACGACTGCGTGTACACAAAGCCTGAGCTGATGTTCTTACTCGACCAAGGATGCACGTTCCGCGTGCTCGCTGGTGCATGGGGATCGTCGGTTGACTTCCGATTCGACGAAGACGAATGGAACGAGAAGGAAGGTAACACGAAGTTGTATGCCAAATGGGTAGGAAAGAAGGCAGCGAGGTACGACCGTGCGAGCCACTTCATCAGCGGGCCGCTAAAATTCCTCAAGCATGTTGCATCGTGCGTAGATCACGGGACGGCGCGGATCCTCGAGTCTGGCGAGCTCTACGTGACCTATGACGCGGAACGGTCAGATCACATGGCCCATGTGGCAGGCTATATCACAGCGCACACACGGATTCAGGTATTCGACCAGATTCTCGCAATGGAACTCGATAAGATACTCAGGATTGCTTCTGACGCGATATATTACATCGACCACGAGTTCCCTATTACCGGTGTATTCCGTGAACAAGCCGAGCTCATGAAGACAAACTTCGCAGGAATGCACTACGTCGGGGTTGATCGATACAATGGACACTATCTTGACCTCGCGCCTAAGCGGCCGTACACCAAAGTAGAGTATCACGAGGGACCTGGTGGGTCTGGAAAGACTCACTACAACTTGCACGATCCAGGTCTCGTACGTGTGCTATACGTAGCACCTACACACAAGCTTGCGAGGGCCAAGTACGCGGAGACTGGAATCCGTAGCGTCGTGTGTGCTCGGCTGTGTAGCCCGAATCCGGAGAAATGGCAATCGCTATCAAAGTTTTACAATGTTCTTGTGATTGACGAAGTATCCATGATGACTCGGAGTACACAAGAAACCATCCTCAACCGGTTCCCAAATCATAGAATCCTGTTCTGCGGAGACATGTGTCAGCTCCCGCATTTCGACGGATCCTCGTTCAAAGTCCCTGGTTTTGACCCTACTCGAGCAACAAAGATAGTCCATAAGACTAATTATCGCGTCACTTGCCCACATCTGTTATCGTTACTCACCAAGATGCGCGAAAATATCGATGTTCAGGGCTATGCTCGAGAAATCGCGTGCGAGTTCAAACAGATGTCGGCTAAGAGAATTGCAGAGAACTACACGGCCGATGATATGCTGTTGTCATACGCAAATGCAACAAAGGACCGGCTCACGAAGCTACTAAGCGAAAAAGAAGGAATCCAGTCTAAGTGGATTGTGACGGAGAAGAACGCAAAGTATTGCAACGGCGACATCGTGATAGGCGCAAAGCCGCAAGCGACGTGCGAGATCAGACACGCGTTCACGGTTCACTCGGTCCAGGGAGAGACAGTCGATAACAACTTGTTCGTGTGCAACGAGGTCCTCGTAGACAATAGACTCGCGTATACAGCATTCAGCCGAGCTCGTCGGTATGACCAGATCTACGTGCTCATTTAAAAAAAATGGGAAACAAAATTATTTTTTTTTAGCTCATGGCTTTCCGTAGACCATGTTGATCTTGCGTCCGCGCGACATGAGCTCTGACGTGTAGTACTTCGTGAACCCCTTTGGATCGACGATACGGTATCGGTAAAGTGACCCGGTGTGGTCTGCCTTCTTGATCGGCTTGATTCCGTTAGACCGGAGCCATCGAAGGCTCGAGCTCGTCTTCCAGTCTGTGTCTGGGAACGTAATCGCCTGGAGTGTATATTGTCCTCCGCCCATTCTTCCACCAAGTCCTTTTCCATCAGGTCTGTCTTCGTCGAAGTCGTCGTCGTCTGGAGCCATTCGAGCACGTCGCGACTCTAACGCCCTGCTGATTGATTCGTCCGAAACTCTTTCAGCAAGTTGGTTGAGCTGTTCGTTTGTTGCTGGCTGCGATTGAAGGGGCCGTAGTAACCTTGCTGCTTCCTGTAGCGTTTGGTCGCTGATATCTCCGACTCCTGGCGCAAAATCCGTCATCCTCGATTGAGTGCCTTCGAATGGGCGAAGACGTTTAGCGGCTTCAGCAAGACCTCTATCAGATAGGCCCTTTCTCGGGAATCCACGAGTAGGCGTATTCTGATTACCAAGCGGGCCGGATTCAACTTCATCGATTGCGTCTAATACAGCCTCGAGCACAGGAGGAGATCGGCGAGGAGGCATCGGAGGAGGAATCGGAATCGTGCGATTGTTAGGTCTGATGTCAGCGCCAGGAACACCAATCTCGTTCTGAGCTGCGTACTCCGCCTCGGTCTCACGCGCAGTTGAAAATCGCCGACTGTCCGCAAAACGACGCAAAGCTGCCTGAAGTTGCCGAGCCGCGTCGTCTTCTCGTCCGAACTCTTCTGTCAAATCGATGTCGTCGATCAGATCTCCGTATTCGAGTGTAGGCTGCGACATACCAGGTGCACGAGGAGGACGAGGGGGCGCGATTCTCGTGTTCATTTCCTGAATCTTGCTTAAAAGCCGCTTCTGTTTAGCTACGCCATCGACCCTGTCCCTTACGGCGCGTTGGATCACGCGAATTGCGGCATCCTGTTCAGCTTGTCTGTCCATCGCCTGGTTCATGGCATCGCGTGTAATAGCGCCTCGAACAGCTGCCTGTATAGTACTCGCTGCATTTTGTTGCTCGTTGGCCATACGTGCTGCATCGCGTACAAGAGCACTACGTGTGGCAGCTTGTAGAGTAGTAGCAGCATCTGCCATTTCTTGCTGTGTATTGTATTGACGTTGCGCCAATGCACGCTTTACAGCCGACTGGAGAGCGATTGCAGATGATCGACGTGCATCTCCTTCGTTGGCGAGCGCGTCTTCTTCGAGCATAGCTTGGTCCGCAATCGCCCTACGGTCCATCTCTTCTCTTTGTCGGATTGCTGCATTGAGTGCATTTTGAGCTGTCATCCGCTTGATAGACGAGGCGAGTACGTTGGCTGCATTTTCCTTAGCAGCACGACTCGATAGACGCTGCGATCGAGTAGGACGAGTCGAATCATCGGCCTGTGCTGCTAACGCAGCGAGTGCCTCAAGCTCTTCGGCTCTGTCTACTTTAGCTTGAGCCGATTCGAGCTGTCTCTGTCGTCGAGCTTTACGTTCTACGGCGATACGAGCAGCATTTTCACGAGCTTCTCGTCCTACGTCGATCACCGCTACCTGTGCAGATCGTGGGCGAAAAACTGGAGGAGGCTCGTCACGTTCTGCACGCACTTGATTACCAAGTTCAATGGCTCGAAGCTGATTTTCTGTTAGCGGAGGAGTATATCCCATTTGTCGCTCCTCTTCGTCGAGTTGTCTACGCCTTTCTTGTGCTGCAGCCTGGACGATGTCTTCGAAACCTGTCATAGGAGCCAGATCAGGCTCTTCGACCATCAAACTCCCAATCTGGCGCTGCACTTCTTGTACAACCGCTGGACTCGCCGCCTTAATGGCCTTGATTCCTTCAGCCGCCTTCATTCGTGCAGCCGCTTCCGTTAGCTGCTTTGCTGTAAACTTGCGCACAATTCGAGTCGCTTGAGTTGTCTGGTAAGGAGTCGGGGTACGCTGCGTAGATGGCTCATCTAATGGAGTAACATCGATCCCTGTGTTTTCGCGAATTTGCTCATTGAGCCCACGCATTCTGCTAACAAGCTTGAACCTGTCAGCTGGCGCAAGATCTTCGCGAAGTGCAGTCCTAATATTCGAAAGTTCACGCTCGTACGGAGTTTGTAGTGCAAATGTATCCTGTCCAGGTTCGTCGTCCGTTGTTTTTCTCTTTTTGCCTTTACGGTCCAATTCCGCGTCTTCCTGCGCCCTTTGATTTCTTAGTCCGTATGCAATCCCCTGTTCTTTAGCTAATTTAGCAAGCCTCCTTGTCTGGCTTTTTGTCCTTTCCGATGATGGTTTGGCTGGACCAGCCATATACACAGGAGGAGGAGGAGGGAACCCAGGTGGTCCCGGAATCAACGTAAGCGCAGGACCAACAGGAACCGGAGCTGCAGCAGGAGCAGCCGTCGATAGAGCAGCACGAACAGCCCTCTTATTTAACAGAAGCCGTCCATTTTGAATGATAACAGGCTGGTTCGCTGCAATTGCCGCATTAAGCTTTGCTTGCTTTTGTTCGATCTTGTACATGGACGGGCCAAGGACACGAGACCCAATTGGACCACGCGACGGATCAGCCATGGCGTCCAATAGCGCCCTGGTCTTGTATTCGTCGAATCCCTTCTTGCCTATTGCCGTTGGGTAGTCGCGCTTGAACGAAAGCTTCATACGCTGAAGAGCGGCCGAATCTGCATTTGATCGAGCAGCTCTCGGGCGAAGAGTGGATACAAGCGGAACATCCGTCACCCTTGTTCCTAATTTCTTCCTTGGACGCCCAACCGGGTTTTTGGGCTTATCGCTCTTTTTCGGCTTTGCGGTAACCATCGTTTTTTACGTATGCCTACAAGAAAAAAAAATGAAATAAAACTAATCGCCGCCGAATGAATTTCAGCGCCTGCGCCGGCCGCCAGTAAGCCCGGAACCTGACGATCCCATCTTAGACATCAATGCAGTTAGTCCCATCATGCCACCAGGCAACATGAGGAATGGGAGAAACCCACCCTTTTTTGTACTCTTTCGCTTCGGAGGCATCTTTTGAGGCCCGTTGGTTTTTTGTCTTGTTGTATAGTGCGCATGAGATTTTTTTTCACGGCGGCGTATACTTCTCTACGACCGCGTAAATCATCGACGTTCCACCGCCACCTGTCAGAGCGAACCTAACCTTGTAGAACGGATGAGTCGCATCATTATCGCTCGCGATCGTGAAATCGATTTGGCCGATACTTGAGTTAAAGTAATAATCATCGTTCGTGGTCGTGAGGAGCATATTAGATCCAGATGGGAAGGACCCGCCGTTATTGATTAGAAGCCCGGCATACACACCAATTCGCGCGGTAGGCTGTCTAATATTGATCTCGTTAGAAGTTGTACTCCAGCCCAAAACAACATACGAGTCTGAGTACCACCCAGTTGTAATGTTGTTCGTGGCCCGTGTGAAATTGACATAGGTCGTGTTTCCTTCACCTGCCGGACCTGCAGGGCCTTGAGGACCTTGGATGCCTTGGATTCCTTGGATACCCTGTATTCCCTGTACGCCCTGTGGAATGGTGAAATCGAAGATAGCAGCAGAACTGGTACCACTGTTGATTACAGATGCAGATGTCCCCGCCGCTCCAGTTGTAGTTGTACCTGCACTGACAGTTGCCGCCGTTCCTGCAGACCCAGTTGCTCCTTGGATACCTTGTTGACCCTGGATACCCTGTAGCCCTTGATTACCTTGTACTCCCTGTAGTCCTTGCTCGCCAGGAAGTCCTTGTGGCCCTTGTGGTCCGATGTTGCCTTGGATTCCTTGATCTCCTTGTGGGCCTTGCGCTCCCTGGTCTCCTTGCGGTCCCTGCGGACCGATGTTTCCTTGGATTCCTTGATCGCCTTGCGGGCCTTGAGGCCCTTGTGGGCCGACTGGTCCTTGGATTCCTTGCGGACCCTCAGGTCCGATGTCTCCTTGAGGTCCAGTTGGGCCAGGAGGCCCCTCGGGTCCTTGTGGACCTGCATAAAGCACGCCGATCAACAGAGCGCGGTTATTCGGGAATCCAGCAAGACCAGTGCCTCCTCCGTTGATGAACACAACTGGGAAAGACACGTACGATCCAGGTACATTGATAGCGGGCTCGGTCAACTTAAAATTTTGATAATTGGCGCTTTCAGTGCGGTCTTGCACGAGCACAGTCGAGCCAGGTGTGCACTGTTCCAAGATCCGCTCAACGTCATCGTTCGAGTCATCGATGTGGCTCAAGTACAAGAAAGATGACTGTGTTTGATCTACCTCGTTCCAGCGAATATGAGTGGTCGTTGGCGGCGGATCCTGAGATGTAGTCTGCGCGCGATAGAGCAAAATGGAGCTCGATGATCCATTTTCTCCCGCAGGTCCAGTGTCTCCTTGTATTCCTTGGATTCCCTGCGGCCCTTGCGGTCCCTCTGGGCCTTGATCTCCTTGCTGGCCTTGTGCGCCTTGCGGTCCCTGATCTCCTTGCGGGCCTTGTGTTCCTTGGTTTCCCTGTAGTCCTTGCGGTCCTTGATCACCCTGTAGGCCTTGTTCACCCTGCGGTCCTTGCGCTCCTACGTTTCCCTGAGGCCCGAGTGGCCCTTGTATTCCCTGAAGGCCTTGGTTTCCTTGAGCTCCAGCTGGTCCGACGATTCCTTGTGGGCCTTGGATGCCAGGAATTCCCTGAGGGCCTTGTGGACCAGGCGGACCAACGATCACCGGAAACGTGCCGTTGTATGTGTTCGCTGTGATGGAGTCTACTACTATTGTTTCTGCATCTATGCGACCGAACACAGGGTTAAGCCACCCCTTGGACTGTACAGTACCAGAGTTCAGCGACCTAAGATCCATTTTTTTTCCTTAGTGTATAAGACAAAAAAACGATGGGGAATATAGTAACAAGCACGGCAGACGTACTTGCCATTATAGGTGGCGCAACAACACTGTGTTTAGGAATATTCGGCGCTGTTAGATACTCTCGGTGCCGCACAGTCACTTGTTGCTGGAACGGATGCATCCTACAAAATGAGCCTCCGGCTGACAAAAAAAAGAGCGAAGCAATTGAAACCCCAACAGTCCCGCGAACTGACTCAACCGCGAGCATAATGGTTCTCACTTAGGCGATACGGCGAAGGTACCAGTTGTAAACCGCAAGCGTCACAGGGCCGCCTACTGCAGCGACAACCGGGCGAGGAGACCACGTCGGCGTAGTCGTGCGGTTCGGCGTGTTGATGACATTCGACGACGATTCATTGAGAACGACCGCGGTAGCCGTGCCGTTGATAGATGAGCACGTCGATTGCGAGAGTGTAATCGTCGTGTTCGAGGAGGCCGTAACGAGGAATGTCGTTCGTGTGTGGAACATCTGAATCGTATCGGTCGCCTGTGTCGACGAAATGAGAGCAGTGCAGAATGTGTCACCAGGAGCCGTAGGGAGAACAGTGTCGAATGTAAGAGAAAGGACGAGAGTAGACGTCGTGCCAGGAGTCGTGTCCTGGAATGAACCAGCGAAGAAGTACTCGTATAGCGCGCCTGGTACGAACGCAGACGCAGGAACCTCAGTAGAGCTTCGTCCAGCGGTGATGAACTGCCCGGCAACGTCAACCGACGCAGCAGCGACTCCGGCGTTGTAGTACATATACGTAGTCGACACGTTAGGATACAAGAGATTCGTCGCTGGGTCACGGGTCTTACTCGACCCGGACTCGACCGTTCCAGCGGTTAGAGTACCACATACCGGATTGAGCCATCCTTTGCTTTCCGAAGATCCCGAGTTCAGTGAACGCAGATCCATTTTCTTTTTTTTGTTTTACATTGGTGCACTACGAAAAAAAAACACATCCAAATCGATTCCTACGTTTTCACCGAAGCATCTTCGCAAGCTGCGCGCGAGACACCTTTTTGCCGCCAACGAGACGGCCGCCGACATTACCACCGACGAGACCTTTTCCGTAAGATCGCACGAGACCGGTGTTACCTGGGCCCTCGTCCTGAATCACCGAATTGAACGCGTTCATGAACGGCGACACCTCCGGTGCTACCATCGGAAGGATCTTCGTAGCGAGATTCGCAACTGGACGAGCGACAGACAGGAACGCGTTACGGAAGTCATCCCACCATCCACCGCCGTATAGGTCACCGGTGTTTTGATACGGAAGAGCCGGTTGCGTCTTTGATCGCAGGACGTCCTCGTTTGTGAGGATACCGACGGTACGCACGACGTTCTGCTGGGCAATCGTCATGACGCCGACGCCGAACACGAGGACTTGCAGAGATACGCCGTTCATTGGTTGAGGGACATTTGGTCCCTCTTCGAATGATTCTGTTGTATCGCCGGTCTTGACGTTGTTGTACGTGACCTGCATCCTGAGGTTGTAAGACCCACGAAGACCGACCGCCTGGTTAGCTCGAAGTGGAATGTCCTCGCCGAAGTTCAAGCACAGAACCGACCCGACATCGCGATTCCACTCCGTCCACGTCAAGTTCGTGTTGTTCTTAGCTGCGATGTTGTACAGGTCGATAGGCTGAGCCGCAGCGAGAAGAGAGTCGCGATTGTCGAACGAGATGTTGACGCCCTGGATAGACGCGTATGTGTCCGATTTGAACGGGCTCGCCGCAGAGTCTGGCTCGTCGAGGAAGATCAAAAGCCGCTGCGGGATAGAGTTGAGCTGGATGTTGTTCATGTTGATGACCTGCTGAGTCGCGCCCGCTGGAATAGTCCCGGGTAGAGTCGTGGTGTACAGCGTAGGCTCGTAGTACGGGTAGTTGTTGATGTCCGGGATGATCTGAAGCGCGTCCGGCGTCAGGAAGTTCATGTAGACATACGCCTCTTTCGTAACAGCCGTAATAACCGGAGCGAGGACAGGACCAGTTGCAAACGTGTTTTTGAAGTCGATCGAATACACAGCAGCTGCAAGATCCGATCCGCCTCGCCCTCCGAGCTGAAGCTGAAGGTTCATAGTCTGGACGCCGATGAGACCAGTGTCCTGCTCGCCGCGCTGGAATAGGAACGGGCTAAGGTACAGAGGTTCGCGCACAGTGAACCGAATAACGGCGGTAACGGGGGGGTCTCCATCCTCCCAGACAGGATTCTGAACAATCTGGATTCCGTAAAGCGACGACCTCGACGTTTGCAGCGGATTTGCACCTCGCACGGCGAACGGAGACAGGTTGTTTCCGGTTACCTGTACGTAGTCCTGTGCCAAGTCGAGCATCGTAGCGGTAGAACCCTGGTCGATCTCTGACTGGCCGAGGCTATTCGCGTATCGAGTAGTCGCGCGCCAGTATTGTCCGAGATTCTGCGAAAGTTGATCGTTGTTGATAGACACCTGGAGAGACCGCGTTGCGTTAGCAAGCGGATACGCACGAGGACCGCTGGTTCCATTGAGATTTCCAAGGGTCGTGCCAGCCGGTGCGTCAGGTGCAATAACGGCACCGGTACCCGAGAAATTGAGTAGGTGAGTCTTCCCCGCTGCAGGGGTACCAGTAAGAGTAACCTCGAACGTCGCCTCGATGATCACTCGCCGATTCACAAAGACTCGCGTCGACGGCGGGTTTAGCGTAAAGTTGAGCTGGTTTCCAGACGCCTGCCCGCCGTTAGGGACAAACCGGACGTAACCTGCATCCTGCGGCCCGTCGAAAATCTGGTACGTACGCCGAGCGTAGCTATTCACATCAGTTCGAGAATCGATGACACGCTTTGTCGCGAGAGTCTCGACCGTGATCGACATTCTTTTCTTTTTTGGTTTTGCATAATGGACCTACGAAAAAAAAATCAAGTAAGGCTCCTAATTTATTTTCGACGGAACATAATCTTCGCAGCAAATACGCCGTTCGGAGGAAGCTGGATCTGATAAGCATTCCCAGCGTAAGACGTCCACCACGCCTGGAGAGTAACCTGGGTGATAGCCTCTCTACCGCCAAGAGAGATCATCCTATATTCTGCAGTAGGAAGGTACTCGATGCGGCTATGAGCCTCCATTGGATTTTGGTCCTGCGGTATGATGAAGTCCGTGATCATCGGAATCGAGTTCGACGACGTGCTTCCGTTCTGCCTGAATCCAACCGACCCAGGAATCGACTCTCTCTGAATTGGAAGTGAGCTCGTTGTCAGGTAAATCGTACGAACAGCAGCCCAATTCGAGATAGACTTCGCCGACTGTTCGAGATAGACGAGGTTACCGGCAGGATAGTAACCAGGGCTTTGCAGCGTCAGCGGAAGACCAACTCGGTTAGTAGGCGCAGTCTGCACGAATGGCGCATTCCACGTGAATAGCAGCACGTCCTTACCGAGCGGCTGATTAGGTCCGATGATGATAGACGGTAAAGCGTATAGGTACTTGTATGCGACTTCCGACATGTAGATCGCAAAGTCATTGTACGTTGTAGCGTAGTCTGGCGTGAAGTACAGTCTGAACAGCTGAGTGATAGGATCCCACACAACCTGAGGAGGAAACTGCGGCTTCGACCCGCCGATAAGAGGCCACGCAGTCGTGAAAACGTTGTTGATCATCTCAGTACCGAGAGCGATGCTCTGCACGAATCCACTCGACTCAAGGCTCTGGACGTAATACGGACCATAGTCTATGCCGGAGCTACGGAACGTAAACGAAAGCTGCGTGTTGTTTCCAGTTCCCATAGGGAACAATGCGACCGGTAATAGGATAGAGTCGATGTCGAACCTAACAACGGACATCTCCCATTGCTCAGGAACGTCTACGATAGCAGCGGACCGTCCGTCTTGTATGTCAGCAACTATGCGGCCTGTCGTGTTGTTTACCAGTGTCGCGTTGTAATACACGACATCTTGGCTCACCCTCGATTTGGCGTTCATCGTTTTTTTTTGTTTATACATGAGAGATAAAAAAAGAAAATGAACCGGGCCCTGTCAGACAAGGAAATAAAGGCACGAAGCGGAATGCCGTCTTACCTATACAGAGATCTCGAGGGTCAGATTCAATTGCCTCCACGTCCATTCTGTCTGCTATACGAGATGCAGCCAAACACAGGACACTGGTGTCTTGTACACGAAACCGTGAATACAGACGGTACACCGTGTATCGAAATGTTCGACAGTTACGGGATATTCCCGGACGACGAGCTGAAATGGGTAAGCCCTGCGTTCAAGATAGGGTCAGGTCAGCAACACACACATCTTCTTAGGCTTCTAATTAACAGCGAGCGACCAATCGCTTACAACAACATCTGCTTACAAGGAAAGGGCACTTCTACATGCGGTAGGTGGTGCATCCTACGAAGAGCAAACCATCACATGTCAAACGAGCAGTTCTGTGCCGAAGTAAAAAAAGAATGCGCAGTGAACGGACTAAGCCCGGACGAGTACGTCGTTCTAAGCGTACCTGATTAAAAAATTCTTATGTACAAATGTAAAAATGGGCCTCACTCACAAGCAGGCATTCAACCTACGTCACGGGTACGAACTCAACGAGTCGCACTCTCTGAAGAAAATTGCATCTATAAGCAAAATGAAAATAGGAACACTCCAGACAGTGTACAACCGCGGAGTCGGTGCATTTCGTACAAACCCAGAGAGCGTTCGCTCCTTTGTGAAAAGCAAGGAGCAATGGGCGATTGCTCGAGTGTACAGCTTCGTAAACAAGATCGAGTCTGGAATGGACCTAAATCACGACACTGATCTCGTCAAGTAGTGGTCTTTAGAACGTACACCTCGTGTTCGGTCACAACGTAATTCGGTATCGTCAGCCCCATGCACGTCCACCTCGACCTCGAGTCAAGGATCCTACGAATCTGCTTAGGCTGGAGACCGGCGTAGACCTTGAGATACCGCTGGACGTGGTAGGCAGACCCCCCGTTGAAGAAGACCACACGATTGGCCTCGTTTAGCAGAATACGTGACCTGCTGTAATCCATCAACTGGTGAGCAAGCGTGATCACGTGAATCTCGTACTTCCTGCCGTTCGCGAGTAGATCGTTGTTAAGAGATTGCACGGCACGCTGTAGATCTTTGTCTTGTAGGTTGTCCGTGTCATCGAAT